CCACCAAAAACGCGGGCATCCACCCAGCGGCGGCGATCGCTGCTTGCAAATCAGGGTCTAGGCTTCTTTCTGTACTCATTTTTGCGGTATCTCAAAACACTTGAAATTATAGCCGTATTGCATACCCATGGCGAGGCTCCAGGTCACGTTGCTGGCCACCATTTTGAAAACCCCGACCGGCTCCTCAATAACCAGCGCCGAATTATCCGCGGGCGACAAATACACATATTGTGAAAATGTAAGCGTGGCCTCGCCGCTGCCGTTGCTGTCTGCATCCAGCTCCAGCTTGCGCAGGTTTGAAGAGGATCCCGTGCCCAGCTGTACCCAGTCCCCTTTTTTTAAAATTCCGGTTTTATTTGGTGTCCATCCGTCTGTGATTAACTCATAACCGGTTTGGCCAGCGCCTTTGACCAGCGGCGTGCCGGTGGCTATGCCGCGCGGTTCAAAGTCTCCACCCTTAGGGCCATACAGAAAAGTGCCATATGAGCCGCGCAGGCGGCTGTGGAGTGCAATCCACTCCTCTGCCTCATCCCTTTCCATAGGGGGCAACTGCACATCAAAGACCCATTGTTCACCAGGGAAACGGGTGCCGTGCACATCCTTCGTGAATGGTGAAATATTGTTAGATGACACATATGCCAGATCCGTGATGATGCCAACGGGGTAAGGCAGCACGGGGGCGGTCAGCGGGTAAACTATACTCATACGGCGCCTCTTTTCATTGCATCACTCACGCGCTTTTCAGTGACCCCTGGGCCTGCCAACCTGCGCAGCTCGGCCTGCAGGCGCGTAACACTGCTTGGATCAACGCCTCTAAAGTCATAGTAAGTGTCGCCACCACCGCCACCCAGCGCATCGTTCGGTGATATGTTGCCGCGTGCGGATGGTGTAAAAAGCTCTGGCCCTTCCTCTCCCACAAGATAACTTTTGCCAGGGTATGTCGGGCCACCTGCAGCGCGCGCTCCGCCGAAATTAACACCGCTGAAAATTTTGCCAAGGAATGTGCCAAAAGTATTGGCAATAGGTTCAAACAGCGCCTTTTTTGCAATGAGCTGGACCATCTGCAGCGCCAGAGCTTTAAGGGCATCCCCAGCGCTTTTGGTTTTTGTAATAACTCCCTCAAGGGCATCGGCCACACCATCACCCATTTCTTTGCCAACATCAGCAAATTCATTGGCAGCATCCCGCGCGGTTTCAAATCGGTCATACGCCTTTTCCAGCGCGCGGTTATATTGATCCTGGTTAAGCGCGCCGGCGGCCAGCAACTCATTCAGGCGCTCGATTTCATTGGCATAGGATTCCTGCGGTGTGCGGATTTCATCAAGCACGCGCTGCTGATCTTCATACAGCTGCTGCATTTTTTTGCCTTCGAGCTGAGCATTATACCATGCCTGCCCCTGCTTGGTGGACAGGTCGATATTTTGCTGCAGCGCCTGCTCCTGCAGGTCAAATTGAATGGTCAGATCCGCAACATTGCCTTTAAAATCCCTGTATTGCGTTATCAGCTTTCCAAGGTTCACAGATTGAAGCTGCATCTGCTTGGTGGATTCCGCAATTTTTGCCCCAGCGTCCGCACCCTTAAGAGCATCATCTGTGACATAGCCAGGGCCGGTGGTGGCCGGCGGCGTACCGCGCTGCCCTGCTGCCCAGCCAGCTGGCTTAGCGCCTTGTCCGTTCTCAAAACCAGGCGGCGGCGGAAACTGTATCTCTGTATAACCCTTGGCATTATTTGCCGCGGTGGTGCGCCGGTTTTGTTCCATTTGCGCTATTTTTTCACCCAACTCCCACGCTTTTTGCATGGGGTAGATAAGGATTTCAATCGCCTTGCCCAGCAGATGAATAAGAGAAACCGTTGATTTAACACCCGCGGCAAATTCAGGGCTGCTTATACCTTTGGCCAGGGCTTCCCACAGTGGAATGGTTTCAAGCAGGGCGGATGTGAGGCCCATTTTTATAATTTGCTCAAGCGTTTCAAATTCATCACCAGCGGCCTCAGCACGAGCCACCACATCATTGCTGAGTACCAAACCCAGCTCCATGGCGCGTGCCTGCAGACGCTCTATTTCGTCTGCGCCTTGCCCCAAAAAATCAGCCATTTTGGCATTGGCTTTACCAAACAATTCCAGCGCAAAAGCTGAGCGCACACTCGGATCCTCGATCGCGGCCAGCCGGGCAGCAACCTCCTTGAGCAAGTCACCGGTCGGTTTTATGTTGCCGTTGCCATCGCGTATGTCGATGCCCAGCTGTTTGAAAACGCGGCTGCCCTCACTGCCCTTGCGCACGGCATCGCCAATGGTTTTATTGAATTTCACAACACCGGCATCAAACTGCTCGATGCCCACACCGCTTTGCGATGCGGCATATCTCAGGGATTGATATTCATCCGCGGCAAGGCCGGCTGCCCTTGCGGAGTCCTGTATATTGCCGGCCAGCTCTATGGCTTTTTTGGATGCGTAATAAAGGCCGGTTGCACCGGCGGCAACAGCTGCTGCAGCGCGAAGGGAAAAAAGGCTTTTTATGGCGTTGTTAGCGCCGGCCTGAAACTTCTCCAGGCTTGTGCGCATATCATTGGAATTATTCCGCACAGCATCCCGCGCGGCTTTCATATCCTTTTCAAAAACGGTGGAACTTGCTGAGAGCAATGCCCGTAAAACGCCAACTGGCTCAGCCATCTTTTTTGCCCCTATTCTTCATAAAGAATGCACGGAAACGCTCCCGCTTTTCCAGCCTGCCCTCATTATGGAGTGGGGGCAATACTTTCTGCAAGTCAGGAATTTTCTTTGCACGGCCAAACATGGCAATATGCCAGGCTAGGCTCATCTCACGGCGGGCATTGATGGTTTCCCGCGTGCGCCATTCCTCGAAAATCAGGGCGGTTTGATAGGGTGTTAGGATCCAGAAGTCTGCAGGCGCGCCGCCATAGCGGACAAAAAGCCCAAAAACCTGTGCCACAGATTGCGCTTTTTTTTTGTGGGTGCTGCATCAGCATCAGGTGTGTCGTCCCGATCATCACCGAAATATGCGTATTTCAGTGCCTTTGTCACAGCCTGGTTGAGAATAAACACCGGCGGGGAAAGGGATTTTATATGCTCAGGGGTCATTTCAGGATGCCGCGCAATAAGGCCCACGCTTGCGGTGTGGGCCAGCGCGGTGAAGTCACCCAGCTGCGGGCCATTGGCCCCATATACGGATTCCAGCTCGGCCAGCTGATCCCATGTATATTGCAGGGTGAAATTTTTCCCCAGCATACGGAATCGGTGCTGACCCCTGATCGGATTGTCGGTCATGATTTACGCAGCTTCTAAAATTGCTTCCTCAACTTCACCGGCCACACGGATTGTGAAAGCCTTGGATGCCTTTTCATCAACGGCAAGGCTGACCGGCGTGCCACGCACGAGGCCAGGGAATGTCCATTGATAGCCCGACAAGTTTTCTTGCTCATCGGGCGGAATGGTGATGCGCACGGAGCGCGGGTATTTTTCGGATTTCATTTCCGTCATGATAATCTGGCCAGGATCATCCGGCACAAAATTCATTTCACCGGTAATGCTGCCCTCATCGCGCAGGCCATTGCGGAACTCGCGCGCGGCGCTGCGCAGATGGGTAACATCGATTTCAGAAGGTTCACCATCCGGCGTGTTGAGGCTGACAACCTCAGCCACCTCGGCCCAAATGGTTGCATCGTATGCCGCGGCGCTTTCGTTTGCGACCGTTTCATCATCGGCCAGCGTCAAAACCGTGGCGCTTGTCACCGTCTTGATTAAAAACGGGCCAGGGTTTGTGGCGCTGCCCGTTTCGATTCTCATGCCGGCAACAACACCATCCGTGATCCACGAGCCAGCGGCGCGGGTGATCGTTTTGCCGGATGCGGCAAATGCCAGCGTGGTCGAGGCGGCAATAAGAATTTTGAATGACACTTCCAGAAACGAGTCCTGGCTTAATCTTCCTTCAGATGCTGGCATTTTGCGGCTCCATAAATTTTAAAACATTGGCATATAATATCGGGTAAATCATGCGGCGTAAAGCCTTGCCGCGTCAAGGGGCCAAAAAGCCCCTATGTTTCCTTAACCCATATAGAAAACTCCTGCATGACCCGAAAGCCTTTTAAATCAGGCGTGGGAAAATCGCGCTCATTAAACATGATCGAAGACCTGATCGGCGTGCCCTTGCGGTTGCCTTTGTAGCCATCCAGCGCTCGGCGGCCCGCGGGGCACAGGCCAGTGGTTTCGTCATTCAAAACGGTGGCCGTGGTGGCATAATAATCAATCTGCAGGCGCACCTGGGCATGGCCATCAGGCCCGCGCAGGTGATGCCCACGCGGCGCTGAGACTTTCGTTAAAATGATGTAAGGCATACCCGTGCCTTGTGGCGCTTCACCATGGAAAATTTTGGCGTTGGCTCCGCTGCCTACGATCGCAGCAATCGCCGCCGTATTTGCAAACAAATCCTGCACATGGCTCTGCACGCTCATGGCTTACCCCCTCAGTGCAGCTTTTTCAGCTGCTGTTAATTTTCCCTTGAAAGCCTTTTTAAAAAGCCGCGCGGCCGCCTTGTTCAAATTGCCGCCGATTTCGTCAAAAAATATCTTAAAAACCTTATCTTTATTGGCATCCCACGCGGGCCGCAAAACAGGCACAGCGCGCATGAAACGGGTGCCAAACTCAATAAGGTGTGCTTTAAAATCGTTGCTGCCCACATACACATCCACGCTGCCACCCTCACCCGCGGCCTTTGCCGCGCGGCGCTGCCTGCTTGTCAGGCTGCTGTTGATTGTGTAGCTGTATCGGTATTTCCCGCTGACAATTCCAACGTCCTGCCGCGCGCCAGCCATGGCATCAACCAGCACCGGCACCAGCGCCACCTTGCCGGCATCACGCAAAACCTTTTTCCCCATGGCTTTGGGGAGTTGCTCAAGCACCTCCTCCAATTCTTTGGCACC